GTTTAAATGGTTAACATATAGTTGTTAACCTTGTCAGATGTGACAAAATATCTACGAGTCGAAGAAATTCGTCTTAGAGAATCTTTTAATAAGTAGAAATTATGATAATTTCACGGAATTAACGTAAATGCCGACAGGGATGGGGTCTCGATAACCCCTAGTCTGCTGCAGAGAAGTTACCCTAAGTTTACTCCACAATAGCGTGGCCAACGACAAGTAATGGACGTAGCAGGCGTCTTCCTCCCGGGAGATGGTCGATATTAGTATAATCCTCCAGCAAGACAACCAAATGACGGGGTTGTTTAAGCTGGCATATGGACGTACGCAAGACATCTAGTCAGAATTAGAAATGATAGTAACGAGCAGAGATCTTATAGGTCCTATCAAAGTTTGATTTGAAGCACTGTTCCAACGCAGTGGCTTCTGCATTTATTTAAGAAAGTGATTGATCCAATCTTTTTTTGAAAGTTCTAAGTATTTTAAATACCATCCAGCCCATAAATAATGTCAATTAATTTAACTGGTATAAGTGAAGAACGGGCACAGTTGGAAACTAAAGTACAACAAGAGATTTTAGATGGTAATCATTTAAATCTCGAATCTATTCTATTTATCAGACACGCAAGACTTGCAGTGTTAGAATTTAGAAGATCCTTGAGAAATCAAGCACAGGCGGGATGGGATCCCCTTGGTACACATCATTTAGCAACTAGTTTGCAGAGTCTCGGAGGTGAAGCCTCCAAGTTAAATGAGAACCTCTCTAAAAGAGGTGATGATTTAGCTCAAGTCTCAAATAAGTTGAATGATACAATGACGATGTTGATGTCGTCTATAGTTCCAGATTTTGGAAAGGCAGTGAAGTCTTTCGAGAAAGTACAACAAAAAGGTTTAGATGTAAATCTTTTTGATTTTAGTTCTATTTCCAAATTTTTTGAAGGTGATCCCCAAATGGTTCTTTTAGGTGGCGCAACGCTATTTTTATTAGTAGAGTTTGTTAGCCACAACTATGAGATACCATATATTAATCATATTCGTACGATTTTAGCTACGATTATGCTTTTTAAAGCTGCTGGAGCCTTGAAAAATTTATTTTTAGGATGGATTACTAGTGTATTTACACCATTAGCACAATCAGATTGGCAAGATTGGCTGCAAGTTGCAGTCCAAGGAGTTATATTTGCCGTTTTTGGTTCAACATTAGATTTTAGTACAATTAGTAAAACTGTTAAACAGCTTGGTGAAGCTGCTGCTAATACTATGCGATTACAAGAGTTATTTACTCTTATAGTTGGATGGTTTAAGGATGTAAATATTCTGGTTGCAGAATATTGTGGATATGAAGTTTTTGAGTGGATGAAACCACAAGAACCTCAAATCAGAGAAATGTTAAAAAGAGTCACAGAGTTGACTGCTATTTATAATAATGATCCTATGTCTATTAAGATAGAATTTGTTGAAGAAGTCACAAGAGTGATGCTTAAACTTAATGATTTTATTCTTAAGACACCAGTAAATTCAAAAAATCAACCGGTGTTGGTTGCTATAAAGAATTTACAGGATAAAGTACAAGCTTTACAGAGAGGTATTGTTAATGTAGGTATGAATGTCGGAGATCGATATGAGCCTGCTTTTGTTAATACTTCTGGTGCTGTAGGGTGTGGAAAAACATTTATGAGTGAATATGCTAATAGTTATTATTCTATGCAGATGGCAACAACGCCTGAAGAGGTGATAAATGCACAGTTAAATTATAGTAGTTATATCTATAATTGGCCTTTAGAAAACAAACATCATGATCAATATATGGGACATCCCATTATTAATTATCCTGATTTGTTTTGCCAGACTGATGCAGAAGGAGTTGTTGGAGAACCTGCTTCTCTAGTATATTTAGTAGGAGATAATCCTTTTACTTTACCTGCGGCAGATATGGGAAAGAAGCAAAGACTATGGTGTATTGCTAACTTAATAACTTCTTGTTCCAATGTGATTTATATTAATCGTTCGATGTTTAAAAGTATCAGAAATCCTGATGCTGTTATTAGACGTTTAAATGAACACAGTTGGTATATGTATGTTAATGAGAAATATGCTCAAAAAGATGGTGCTGGAAAAATAATAATTGATCCAGCAACTCATAGAGTTAAAGGTTATGAGCATGTAGATGCTCTTTATGGTCAAGTTGATAGATCTATAGTTCCACCTGGAAGACCTCCAGCAGATTTATGGTATTTTAGACGCTTGGATTATGGCAGTGGCCAATTTTTAGACGCTAAGATTTACGATTTTCTAGGGTATTTGAAGAATAATACTAGATATATCTTGGAGAAAAGAAATAGAGGTGCTGTTAAAAAAGCAACAGTTAAAGCTACTACTGCAGAGATTGCACAAGAGAGATTGGCTGAGTTGTTAAATCCAGAGGCTCAAGGTAATGATGAAGAAGAAAATTTTATTATTGATGAAGCTTTTGCTCCTTTTCAAGCTATTACAGAACCTATTTTGGATCCTGTTGTCGAAGCTATAAAAGATCTAGATCGTAAGATGAAAAATGATTATTTGTTAGATAAACGATATAAAGCTGCTTTGGCTAAGAAAGATAAAGAGGACTTGATTTTACAAGATGCTCTTGAAGAGCTTGCCTTGATTGAAGAAGATATTGGAGAATGTCCTGATCTATTGAGAGAGAATGGTGATGTCGTCGAAGATGATACCCCTTCTCTATTAGATTATGAAACTGGTGATGATGAACCAGGTACTCCACAAGGTGGAGAATTTGGTATTAATGAACCTATTTCTTTTGTTTTGAAAGCCACAGCTAGAGTTGAATCTGAACGTAGTAGGTTGTACAACGTTGCGACCGTTCCTATGGCTGCAATGACTAAAAGTACAATTACTGTTGAAGAATATGACGCTATTATAGGTCATATTACAGAATGTCTTAAAGTTATTAATGGTGGTACTATTGATTCAGTTAGAGATGAAGTCGCAAAAATGCGCCTGGAAGCCGGTGCTAAGGCTGATCCTACAAATCCTCGCAGAGGAGATATTTATCTTGCGATGAAAACTTGTGTTGACAATATGCAGAATGATCCAATATGTATGAGTGTAGCTAGAACTTTAACAGTTACACGTTTATTTGATTTTTCTAAATTTACTTATGAAGAGATGAAAGAATATTATCTTGAGTTTAAATATAATTATCTTATTGGAGATGCTGTTGTTTCTACTTTGAATACTTTAGCTGCTACTATAGGAAATTTCTATAATGCAGTTTCTGTCTCCCCTGTTGCTAATGCGTGGCAAGCACTTCAGGATATGTTTTATACTAAATTTTTCCAAGATACTCTAGCACTTTTTGTAGGTACTTTTGTAGGTATGGTAGCCACTATTTTACCTTTGGTATTTTTAGAGTGGTATTTTTCTAGTAAAGCTAAAAAGAAAGCTGCTGCTAAAGAACGCAGAGAGCAACGTAGATATGAAGAAGAGAAGAAACAAAGATCTCTTCTTGCTACTCCTGAAGCTAGTTGGACCACAGCAGAAACTATAAATAGATCAATTGATGCTTATATGGATAATTTCTGTGGTTTGTATGTGACTGTACATCATAAAGTTGATGGTGTTGAGAAACTTTTCACACGTCACCCATGTAATGTAACTTTTTTAGGAGGTAAGATTGGTGTAATTGTAGACCATGCTAAACGTGGTATTGTTCAAGTCCAAGAGTGGACTTCAAAAATGCCTGGGGCGCGTATGGAAATTGCTTTAATTCCATTTTCTGGCAAACAGCTTGATAAGAGTACGGAAAGAATCATGATTGATGATGTTAATTTTGAAACTAATGAGTATTTAGAGGCAAGAGATTTGTCTATTATTAGATTTAAACATATAAGAAATAGGGCTAATATTATTAATATGATCCCTAATCTTGCTTCTATGGACTATCTTCAAGATTGTAAGAATATTGAAGGCGTTTTTATTGAGCGACCTACTACTCCTTCTTTAGAGATGATTGGTCCTGAGTTACGAAGAGATGTTTTGTTTAATTTTTCTGAAACTTATTATAGTGCTAGTGTTAAAGATTTTACATCTGATAAAACTGCACATTTGGCTGATTATGGATATAAAAGTTTAGAAGTTAGAGGACAAAGAGATACTTTTGTCACATATCCTGGTTATTGTAGTAGTCCTGCGTTTATTGTAGACGTACGCAAGAATTTTTGTGTCCATAAGGGATGGAAACAGGCATCACAACCTTGGTTGGCTTATTTACATACTTCTCTTTATAATTGTGTTCCTAATGGTGTTCCTATCTATAAGGAATTATTTACTGAGTGGATCACTGAGTTGGAGAAGAAACCTATAAAACCTATAGTTGAATCATTAAATGAGAATATCCAAATTTATAAAGATATTATTAGTGAGGAACTTGGTTTAGAAGCTCCTGGTAGTGAACAAATGGATGATTTAACTTTTGCTTTTGAGCGTATAAAGTTAGATGCAAATCATGAATCCGTTGCTTCTATGGAACATAAATTTTATGAGCCTACAAAAACTGATATTAAGAGATCACCATGTTATGGAGTCGTTCCACGAACTAGGTATCCCACTCGTAGAGGAGTGGTGAAAACTCAAGATGGTGTTTATGTTAATGTCATGGATGATGCTAGGGAATTATGTGGAGCTAATCCGACCCTGTTGAATGGTCCTGTTATAGCTCCAATTATTAATCAAGCTATGGCTAAAGTTATGTCTGATTCTAGTATTCCTCAATATAGGGAAACTTTGAGTTTTGATCAATGTCTTTATGGTGATGCTGCTTATAATTTAAACAGTGTTAATTGGCAGAGTTCCTGCGGTTTTTACCTTCGGTTGATGAAGGATCATTTTAAAACTGATTGGAAGGCTAAAGCCTGGATGTTGGATGGTGATAAACTTAAACCAGAAGTTTATAATGTGATTAAGAGATTATTTGACCATTATGATGCGAAAGTTCAGAAGGGTGAAAGAGTTTGTTCTTTGGTTATTGATAGCATAAAGGATGAGTTACTTTCCAAGGAGAAAATTCTTCAAGGAAAAGGTAGGCTCTTCTGTATTTATGATTTTGTGTATTTGTTGCTTTGTAAAAAGTACTGTGGCGCTTTTGCAGGATGGATTTTTGAAAATCGTGTACGCAATGGCATAGCTATTGGTGTTAATCCCTATTCTACAGATTGGGATGCTATAGCTCATAAGGTTACATCTAATTCAGAGAAATGTGTGTTTCTTGATCATTCGAAATTTGATAAATTTCAATTGAGGATGATTATGGGTTGCATATTAGTTCTCATGACTATGTATTATGGCGATAAGGGTTCAGTTAATGAAACTGCACGGGAAGCACTATTAGAGGATGTTATTAATAGTGTGCATGTGGTTATGAAAGATGGGAAACTTGTGGTTTATGAGTGGGGACAAGGAAATACTTCTGGTAATTTCTTGACCGCCATTCTTAATTCATTAGTCAACATGGTTTATTTGTATATCTGTTGTATTTTTGCTTGGTTGTTGTTTTTGGGGATTGATCCTCATTCACTTAAAGCATTACCAGATAATCCCTGTGATGAGGCTTTTACCATGGTTAGTTTAGGAGATGATGTTGTTGGTTCAATTAATGACTATTTAATGCCTGGGGTCAATTTTAATACGATCCAGAAGGTTGCTAAAGTTTATTTAGGTATTACTATCACAGATGAACTGAAAGCAGGTGGCGACATACCTGATTTTAGGAAAATTACAGAAGGCTCTTTTTTAGGAAGAGAATTTGTACAAATTATATGGCGCAACTCAATTAGAATGATTGCTCGCTTGAGAATTTATTCAGCGATTGAACGTGTGAACTGGATTAAGGGTGTTTTTGACCCTGAAATTGAAGTTGAAAAGTTTGAATCTGCATTTTTGGAATTGTCTAATCACGAACGTTCTACGTTTAGTGAGTTGGTTCCAGCTATGGCTGAAGAATGTTATAAGCAGTATCATATTTATCCTCGTTTTACTGATTTTGATGAAGCACGAAATTACTTATTGTCCTTGGCGGATTATAGGTATAGTTTTGCTGATTTTCTTAATGAGGAGAAGGACTTTAGTGGTCCCAGTTTGGATAAAATTTTGAGGAAATTTAAAGAGGACGCTATTAAGGAGTCCTATGTCAACAGTTTTGTAGCAGATCTTGATGCTATTCTCTTGACTGATGACATGATTGAAATAAGAGAAAAAACAAGTAGTGGTGGTGTCGCTGAAGCTTCATGGTGTGAACCTATGGAGATTGAAACAGGTGAAGACCTGGATTACCAAAAACATCCTGAGAATGGACTAACCGCATCTTCTCAGTGTACTAGTGGTTTCTAAAACACATGATTTTAAGGTCGCTTCTGAACCAAATACAGAAGGGTTTTCCAATACCTTATTGGATTTTTATATGTGTGATGACATCACATATAATCATATTAGAGTCATAAATAAAGGAGTAGCTCAGATGGACACAGGCATGGTCACTGATTTTGAAGCAACTGTATCAATAGAACAGGATGCTTTTACTACTTTTATAGAGCAAGCAACTACTGTAGAGGGTACTAGTACCAAGCCTACTTTAGCTATGAGCACCTATATAGAAACAAATGCAGATATAAAGTCATATTTGGCAAGACCAAATATAATAGCAAATGGTCAGTGGACTACTGCTATGGGAAATAATGTAAATTTAGCCACTGGAAGTATAAAGAGTTATTTAACTTCCGTACCTATGTGGCAGGAAAAGATTAAGGGCTTTAATCTTATAAAAGGAGACTTTTTAATAAAAGTCCAATTAAATGCAAGTCCTTTTCAACAAGGAAGACTTATTTTACACTACTTACCTAATTATACTGATTTTATAGCAACTAATGCTGGTTATGCCAGAATGAAAAACATAGAACTAGTTCAAAAATTTCAACATCCACATTTAGAGATGGATTGTCGTACTACTAGTGTTACTATGCGTATACCGTACGTTTCACCTACGGGATGGTTTGCTGTTAAGGAAAATTATTATGATTGGGGAACGTGGTTTTTAGATACGTTTTCTGCGTTGAAAACAGGAGCAACAGCTCCTGTAGGCCAACAATATGCTGATTTTACCGTATATGGTTGGTGGGAGAATATAGAACTTGCCGCACCAACAGTTCCTCAGTCTGATAGCAAGACGGTCGTTAGACGAGGTGGACAAGTAGAGTCCAAAGAAAATGAAGGCCCAATTGCTAATGGGCTGAAGAAAGCAGCAAAAATTGCTAATGTTTTAACCAGAGTTCCGGTTTTATCTTCCTTTGCAGGAAGTGTGGAATGGGTAACAAATATTATGTCTGATGTTGCTTCTAGTTTAGGGTGGTCTAAACCAAGAGAGCTGGAAGGCCAAACTAATGTTTATGATCAAAAGTTTAGGTATGCTGGAACATGTGATGGTCCAGATGCAGCTATGCCTGGTGGTATTAGTTGTTTAAATAGACTTGAGGTCATAGATTATGCTAGTTTTACAAATGAAGACGAGATGTCTTTAGCATATTTATATTCTATCCCGTATTATGCTGGTGAGTTTACATGGGATGCTGTTGATGGTCAAGGAGTTAGTCTTTATAGCACTAAGATAGGACCTACTTCATTTTTAACAGCAAGATCAGATACCGTAGGAGGTCACACTACTACTTTTGAGTATCATGTGCCTTTTACCCAAATGGCACGTTTCCACGAGTTGTGGAGAGGTTCAATTGACGTTACCTTTAAAATCGTCAAAACCCAAATGCACTCTGGTAGGTTGCAAATAAGTTATGTTCCATGTTCGAATGTTGGAGTAACACCTACTACTGCTACAGCTGGGTATAATAAGAGAGCAATCATAGATATTAGAACAGAAGATTCGGTTACGTTCACACTACCTTATCTTCTTTTGTCAGATTTTGCTCCCACGCATACAGGCTTTCAAAATGCTTATATGGGTCAGTTAGATGTTCAAGTTTTGAATGATCTTCGTGGTCCAGAAAGTGTTTCACAAGATGTACGTGTCCAGATATTTTTTAGTGCTGGAAAGGATTATGAGGTTGCAGTTCCATCGCAATCTTATAGTTCACCTGTGCCTTATGAGGCACAATCAGATAATGTCACAATGGCACAATCTGATGGCGCCATCTTATTGAAAGATTCTGTAAAACAAGGATCTGAGATGGCAGCTATGGAAATAGGAGGGAAAAACTCTACGGAGGATCCTATGTTCCATGTCACCAGGTGTACTGGTGAAAAGATGTTAAGCATTAAATCTTACTTATTGAGAATGAGTAATATTCAAATGCCTGTTGGAGGAGTATATCCCTTCGCAGGAGGTGTCATTACTTTTGACCCTTATTACATCGCAGTCTCCAAATTAAATGGAGCTGGTGTTATGGTCGCTCCAAATTTTTGTGGCGATGCGTATTCACTCTTTTCCTCTTGGTTTTCGTATTCAAGAGGAGGTATGAGAATATACCTAAAAGATATGGACGCAACAGGTCAGTTAATAGCGACCGTAACTCCTTACGCTAGTACAGCGTTAGCAGCAACACCCTATGTCCCGGGTGGATCTGCAAATGGAATAATGGCAGGTGTAGTTAATTTAGGTGGTGCAAGCAATAATTTTTTGTTTGAGCCAGTAAATTACAATGCTAGTACAGAAGTGTACCAACATGTTCCATATTATAATAAGTATCCGTTTACTTTGAATAATTATTATAATACAACCGATAATAGTTCGAATAATAAGTCTAGAC